TTGTTCACGACACGGAAGAGAAGAGAATCCCCCAAGTCAATGAACTTCTCCTGCTCCGTGAGGGTTGCCAGTGCTGGCATAGGTACCTTGACCGCACCCGCACCAACGGCTTCCAGATCGTACACATCCGTCAACACAACGTATGCGGAGGCAGAGCTATCGTACTTTACAATGCTGCCAAGCACCGTGCCATCTGCGTCTGCGGCAGGCGTGAGTGAACTGTAATAGCCCGATGAGAAGATGGCCTTACGATAGGGCAGCCCATTCAAAACGATGTTCCGCGTACCGTTCGCTGTGATATTGTACGCATTCATGGTACTGAGTGTCAGCGGCATCGTGCCGAAGCGCGACGGCTTGGGGCGAAAGAAAGTAATCATCGTTTACTCCAAGACCGAGAATTCAGCGCCGAAACAGATCATAGTGGGATCTGTTTCGAGTGCAGCACTATCGGAGACGAGGTGGAAGTACAGCAAGTCTCCCGTATCAAAAATCTTCTGCGAGTCCGATAGCGTTGAGATAAGAGGGATTGGCGTGACAGTCTTCGCCACGAGGGTTTCCGCGTTGAAGCTACTTGTCAGCGTGACAAGTGCCGCCGCCGAGGCATCCCACTTCTCGAAATAGACTTCGTAAGTACCATCTGAATCGATGGGAACAACCTCTGCGAATAGCGTGAAGCCAAGGATAGCAGAGCGTGTCGCAGGAACGGCGAGACGATCTGTGGTGTCCTTGTTCTCGTTGCCTGCGCCCCAGCCCGGATAGATTATGAAATGGGACCGGATACCGAAACGGCTTGCTTTGGGTCTGAATCGTTTATCCATTAGGCCAACACCGCCAATTCCACAGTCACCTCTATTTGGGGCTGGGTATCAATTACAGCACTGTCGCTCACGAGTCGAATAATAACTGAGTCCCCGACTTCCAACACGCGCTGTGCGTCGGTCACGGTGCTGAGAATAGGAAGTGACACATTCACATGGGGAACTAGCGTCTCCATGTTAATGGCACCCGTTAGGACATATTCTGCCGCCGCTGAAACATCGTACTTGTAGAGTGTAGCTGTTATTGTACCATCCGCATCGTTACCGTTGACATTAGTGACGTAGGAAATACCCTCGATGTAACTCGTTGCGGGTGGCCCGCTCATGTACAAATCAAGCGTAGCATTTGGGGTGAGATTAAAGGTTGTCGTGCCAATGGTCGCAATCTCTACGCCATTGCGCGCCGCAAACTTCGGGCGAAAATATCTAATCATGTAAACCTCGGGTCTTTCTGTGGTCGAATCAGTGCAAGGTGTGGAGGAGCAGCCGAAGCCACTCCCCCACCCAAGCTCGGAGGTTAGATCGTGTGGTCGTACCGAACGGTGTCGGTGTAACCAGTAATCATACCATGTGAGTTACGCTGGATCGCAGCGGTGTTCCAGTACGAACCGAAGTTCACTTCATAGGCATCGCGCCCACTGATGAACCGGAACGGGCCGGAGCCCTCATACGCCAGCTTGACCCAATCCTGCCGATCAACGAACGAAAGGCTGGGGATATGGACAAGGTAGATCGTCCCAGCAGGACACCAGAAGTCCGAAATCAACGGGAGACCCGCGATGTTCAGCGCCTTGAACCCACCCTTGAGGGTGATGTTCGACGCCATATCGAACCGCCGCTGGCCGAGGAAGCTCTCAGCGAGCTTCTTCTCAATGCCGGGGGTTGAGATGAGCAGGAACTGACCGGCGACAGACTTGGGATCCTTGCCAGAACGGTTCGCCACTCGGGTACACAGATCCCACACGTCCATCTCGCTCGGCTGTCCAGCATCCGGGGTGTCTGTACCCGCAACCATGCGAGTCGTGTCCCAGCGGCTATAGGTCGCGGCGCTAAGGCCGTGCAGTGAATCGAACGAGGCCCCACGGTTCAGAAGGTTGATAAGACCATTCGGAACTGCGTTAAAGGAGGTGTCGCTCGCGGTAGCGGGAACAATCTTGTCCGTCGCTGCCATGCTCGAAATCGCAGTATCGAGAGTCAACGTCGCGCTATCACCAGAGTTGGAGACAGCCGTGATCGTCGCCCTACCCAGCACGGCGTCAGCCGAGCCAGTATCGAGGACTGCAACATACATCCCGACATCGAGCAACAGCCCGCCACGCCCGGCACCAGCCAGACCATACGGAGACTGCACTACGATGTGCGTGGTGTCTGTAACTGAGGTGATGAGAGCCTTGATAGCGCGCCCATCTCCGTGGAGAACTTCCTGTTGACCGAGCTTCGCCGCATCCATCGCTTCCTGCGTCAGCTTGCGAATGAGCGGAATGAAGGCGGCTTCCTTGGACTGCGTGCCCGACACTGCCAGCATATCGAACTGCCGGGTGACGTAGGTACGCTTGATGCCAACGGTGGCCTGCTTTTCAGTGGCCTGTGCGTTGGGCGGGAAGTAGCCGCTCGGTGATCCGGTCATACCAACCGGACGGGTCAGCACGACATCCCAAAACACGCCGTTGCCTCCCCACTGCATACGCTCTGGCCCGCCCGGCTTCCCCTTTTTGAGCTGCGCGAGCAGCGGGGTGAGGCGAGGGAACGCATTGATACGGAAGTTCTCGTAGACGTTTTTCAGTACGCCGGAGATGTCCGCATCGGTGATTGTGGTCAATGCCATTTCTTACTCCTGAGCCGTCAAGAGAGGATCGTTGTCGAGCCAATCCTGTGCAGACTCATAAACTTTTGGTTTCTTAGTGTCCGGTACCGAGGCACCCTTGGGTGCGACAGTCCGCGCGATTTGGCGCTTGGCCTTGACGGTTTTACCCTTCTCGACCTGCAACGCCTTATTCTTCCTCGCCTCGGCATCGGCACGCTCGTCTTGTAGCCCCTGCACTTGATATGCTAGGTCGCGTTTAACGAGTGTCTGCACTTCCGCCAATCGTTCTACCGGGAGGCGTCCCCGGACCAGAAGAGGTGCTGTCAACTGTGTGTACAGCCCAATCACCTCGTTCTGCGATACAAGCGGGTTACTCTCAACCATCTGCACGAGCGCTGGTGTCAGGTCAGTGCTGACAACGTGGGCGACTTGCATAGCCTCACGCTCTGACTGCAACTGCTCCTTCTGCTCCTTGAGTGATTGATGCTCCCGCTGGACCCTGCGTTCTGGACTCTGTTCCTTGAGGTAAGCCTCTCTGGCAGTGTCGAAGAACTCAAGATCGGTAAACACCTTGTCGTAATACTGCTGGTACTGCGTGACGGCCTCAGCCAGCTCATTGCGTTCCTGAATGGCGCTCTGTGCCTGTGAGGCCTGCTCCCGCATTTCCTGCTGCTTCTCGTGGTTGTAGTGACCCATCTGGGCCATCGCCACAAGCTTGTCGAAGGCGACCTTCCGAGGCTTGCCATTCGCTTCATACGTGATCTCCAGATCCGCAGGTAGCTCGACTTCCTCTTCGCCTTCAAACACCGCGAACCTCGTGAGGGGTGGCTTCTTAGGCTTCGGGGTCTCTTCGACTTCCTCGACCACCTCTTCTTCCACTTCCTCACCTTCTGCAACTTCCTCTTCAACCACAACCTCTTCAGCAACTTCCTCACCAGTCGAGTCCGCGTCAGCGGGCGAGACTGGCTCCCCTTCCCCCAACAACTTGTCGAGGCCCAACTGCTTGCTGAATGCTGCATCGTCCATTTCTACTAGGTCGTTAGCTGAGGCTTCCTCGGGAAGTACCTGCGCTTCGTCTGACACAACGGCTCCTTATTGTGGTTGGAATTTGTTCTCGAATTGCTTCGTGGTACGTTCTTGATCGGTTACGCCACCTGCCTGCGGGGGCGCGGCCATACCGGGATTCGTGCCTTGCATGGGTTGTGGCGAGGCTTCACCGCTCGGGCCGGGGCCAGCGGGACTTCCACCCGGAGGTCCGTTTTGCATCCCACCGGCTGGCATTGGCATCACACCAGCCTTGATGGCTGCTTGCTCGGCCAACATCAACCATCTCTGCTGCGCGAGTTGTTTCACCATCGGGTCGGTCGTGTCGGGGAGAATGAGTTCCCGCTCCAACACATCCTGATGGACGGCCTCGTTGTCTTGCCATAGGATTTCCGGCCATGCTCCCTGTAGTAGCGCTTCCACCGTGCGATGGGCGCGCGCTTCGTGATCGTCGTCAGGCGTGCCGATGCTTCCCACCCACGCAAAGGGCTGGCGGCGACGGTACTCCTGTGGTGTGATAATTCCCTGCTGGAACATATTGTCGAGGAGGAAGAGACGCAAGGCACGCGGCATTGGCATCAGAGTCTCTGGATCAATCCAGACATCCACCTCACCATCAAAGTCCTCTGAGGTCAGTATCCGTGCGAGGTCAGGCCGACCTTGCCCCATCATCCCAAGCGTGCGCGGAACATCATAGCCCCAGCGCATACCCTTAATGGAGATCTTGCCCCACTGTACCATTGCAATCGTCGCGGCACCAATCGGCGGAGCGAAGATGCGTTCGAGCTGCTCACGGATTGCAAGGATGGCGCGTCCGCTCGTGTCTCCTGAGAACTGACCACGGCTGACATCGTTCCATCCCGACAAGTTCTCGAAGGCGAGCTTCTCGCGCTCCAAGAGCTTCAGGGCATCCTGCCCAATCGAGAAGGCTTCCATCGGACGGACAATCTCGTTAAGATTCCCGAGCCCCTTCACCTCGATCATGCTGGTCGTGCCACCCACCAGTGTCTCTCCAGCAATCGCATTCGTCTTCCCGAGGAGACGCATCCCTGAGTTCAAGCGGACGTTCTCAACCAACTTGGAGAGCGTGGCATTCACCCGCATCTGCGAGTCGAGCCACCCATCCATGATCGGCATGGGGAAGAAGGCGGGGTCCGTCGAGCCATCTGTCCAGCGAATCATCGGGCAGATATCCCACAGCAACGGGCCGTGGAACACAACCTTCTTGCCGACGATTGTAAGCGTCATCCCATTCTTGAGATACTCACTCCGCTTGCAATACATCGTGATACGTTCAACGAGGTCCTGATCGCGGAGGAGCGCATCGTCATCGGGGTATATATGCCCGAGCCGCGTCAAGCCCTCACTGACGCGCATATCCGTCATGTCCGTCTCGCGGTCAATGTCATCCGTGACCTCCGGACCATGCTCGCGAATCGCCTGCTTGATCGGAATGACTTCCTTGACGATCCAGTACCACGGCTCCTGTGTCGCAGACGCATCGGCAGAGACGCGCACCTGTTCAATCTTGCGGACGCGGGGGGCCAGCTCTCCGAGCGGCATCTTTGCCTGCCCACCGTCCTCGGTGGGAAACTCGTGCCACGGCCCTCTATCCGGGTCCCAGAACAACTCGACGAAGGAGACACCATCGGTCTGCGCCCAATAAGCCGCCTCGCGCATTACCTGCGTCATGTTCTGCTGGTCGAACTGATACTCCAGCCCCGCCTGCTGTGCCTCCGCTTTCTTGAGATCGTCGGGGTCACGGGTTGTGGGGCGCGTCTTGAAGCCGGGGCGATTCTCCGCCAGCAACTGGATACGCTGATCGAGTGCGGGGGCAATCATGTTGTCCACGACGCGAGCGGTATCCTTGGGCTTCGGGGGCTCACGCCACGGGCCACCACTCTTCGCGGTGATCCATTGGATACCCCTGCGATAGAGTCGATTCCGCTGCGCCAGCCAGAGCTTGTTCTCGACGCCTGCACGATGGGTTTCCCAGAGATTCTGGACCCAGCTCGCCCAATCGTCATCCTCGGGCTCCTCATCCATAAGGAGCGGGAAGTCTGAGCCGTAGAGCAACGCGAGACCGTCCTTTGTCTCCTCGTCGTCCGTGTCCGCCCCGAGATCCTCTTCGAGCGTTGGCTCCTCTTCCATCGGAACATCCGTCGTATGATCTTCCTCGCGCTCGTCGGAAAGCGCGTCTGCGGTATCCAACCGAAGCACATCCAGCGCGTCGATGGGAAACTCTTCAATCATCCCCTCGCCCATGTCTTCCATTGGAGACTCGGGTTCAGGCATCATTGTTTCAGGGGGACCGATTGGAGCAGTCATTACGCCTCAGATTCCAAGACCCACACAGTTCGGACAGCATCCCATGAACCCAGCTCATTATAGAGTTCGCGGAGGCGACTAACAGCCTGCTCGCGAGCCCACTCATCGGGGTACTCCAAGGACGCAGCTAACATATCAACAGGCATAGGATCAGCTTTTGGTAGCGCCGGGATCGGACGAGTCCGAGCTTCCGCGATGTCCAATGTCCGCTTGAGCAGCGGCTCGATCCTCCACCACAGAAGTCCCAGCCCCACCATTACGATGAGGGCTGTGATACTTCCTCCTCATACACAATGTTCATCCCACCTTCGTCAGTGCCTACGAACTCCACCCGCTGATTCTCGGGCAGCTCATAGTTCGCGAGGATAAGACTGAGTTCTCCCAGCTCTTTCCTGCGAATGGCGTCCAACGCTTCGTTACGCTCTTTGACAATCTTGGTAACTAGGAGTGCCTCGGTGCCAGTTAGCGGAACAGTAATCACATGATCCTCGGGGGAAAGGGGCAGCCCTCGCGCCCTGCGGGCGCTCGGCCTGTGCCTAATTAAACAGAACCAACAAATCCAAGAATAGCCACTCCGCCGGTCACGGCAGCGCCGAGCGCGGGGAGCGTAAGGGCCAGTGCTGCGTTCTCCGCGCACTCAATCGGGCGCGAGAATGGGATCACAAACGCGGCGAACGTCGCGTCTGGGATGTAGAAGTCGAGGTCGATTGCCGCCCCGTCTGTCAGGTTCGAAATGACTGCCGCAGCGGGTGTGCTGTTCGCAGAGATTACGATACCCGTACAGTAGTTGCGGAAGCCGAGACCGGGAGCCGCCATCGTGGCAGTCGCCAGCGCGTTCGTCTGCGCGTCCTTGGTTGTAATTCTCGTCGCCGCAAAGGCGAGTTGTTCTGCGCGTGCCATTAGTTATCCTGTCGGCTGATGCCGCATCATAGTGAGAAGATCGCCGGGAGTGGCTGCTGGGGGCGTGATGCTCGCCACGCCCCCAAGGAGAAGTATAATCATCGGTTAGGCCGGATCAAAGGTTGTGATGGCATTGACAGCGGTTTCCGTGTAGGCCACCGTGTAGGCTGCCGTGGTGTCATCGACTTCGTACACCGTCAGTGTACCACCCGACCGCAC